CATTAAGTCGTATGTATCAACCAGACGAAGTGATGGTTGGTGATGGCAATATCTGGATTATTGATGAGGATTCTGTTGCTGGTGAATGGATGAGGTAGAAGAATGAAACCAGAAAAAATTGACAACGTAAACAAACCAAGCCACTACCAAGGCTCAAAAGGCCTTGAAAGTATTGAAGTGATTGATAACTTCATTGGCAACTTGCCAGGTAAGGCTGCATGGTGCTGGGGAAATGCTATCAAGTATCTATTACGCTTCCAGAAGAAAAACGGCCTTGAAGACCTGAAGAAAGCCAGAAAGAATCTTGACTGGCTTATCGAGGAGATGGAACATGAGAATAAAAACATCAAATGATTCTATCATCAACGTTGATAGTGTGAAGCATAGCATCACAATTGAAGGAGTTGAGTTTGGTTCAGATTGTAGTGCTTTGGTATCTAAGAATAAAGACGGGACAGGAACAATCACTCTGATATTTGAAGGAAAAATTATTTGAAATAGAAATGAGGTGAGAGATGCCTTTTTTTCCAGAAATCAACGAAGCCAAAACTAAAGAAAATGCCAAGAAAATTTTAAAAGGATATCCTCGATGGCGTCGTGTGGCCAATGATCAAAATGGTCAAAAGGTGACGACTACATACTCTTTCATGCCTCGCAATCCAGGAAGCGACACGACTAGTCAGGTTGAGAAGCTTGCTATCAGAAAAGTAGATGCAGAAATGGAGTTAGATGCAATCGAGCAAGCTGTCAGTGGATTACATGATCCTTTATATCGTAGGATACTTTTCGAGAAATATCTTCAGTGGGATTGTAAGAAGGATGAATCAATCGCAATGGATTTGTCTCTTTCAGAAAGTTCTTATTACGACATTTTAGATAAATCTCTGATGGCATTTGCAGAACTTTATCGAAATGGAGAACAAATCGAAACGCTAGACTAAAAAATGGAGTTTTCTTGGAGTTTTCTTGGAGTAAATTTGGAGCAAGTTCGGAGTAAATATATAATTTTGTGTGCTAAAATTATATTATGAAATAATTGTAAAGGCAGGCACATCCTGTCTTTTTCTTTGAGTTTGGAGGTGATATCGTGAAAAAAGTAGAACCAATCCGTGAGCTTGATGATATTGAGAGGATGAAAGATTTTTTGAAATCAAAAAGCGAGCGAAACTATGTTCTAATCATGTGCGGTCTATATTCAGGAATGCGCATCAGTGATATCATACCTCTTCAGGTAAAACATGTTACGAGTGATAGAATCGAAGTCACTGAGAAAAAGACAGGAAAAGTCAAGCGATTTGCTATCAATCCAGAATTAAGAAAAGCGTTAAATCACTACATCAAAACAAATGACCTACAAGATTACGATTATCTGTTTCCGAGCAAAAAAAAGATTAGGACGGACGGTGTGCGTATCGCTCACATTGGAAGAGTTGCAGCTTACCAAATTTTAAAGCAAGCGGCTGAACATGTCGGGTTGAAAAATATTGGCACTCACTCTATGAGGAAGTCATTTGGCTATCATCATTACAGACGAAATCAAAATGTAGCCATCTTGATGGAATTATTCAATCATTCGTCACCAGATATTACACTTGATTATATCGGCATTAAGCAGGATGAATTGGATGATTCAATGATGAATTTTAGCTATTAAAAACCTATTTATTTAACACATTGAAAAAATGTAAATTAGTTTTTAATAAAACAGATGTGAGCACTTGATATGCTTGAGGTTTGAGGATGTTGATTTTATTTAACAGAATATAAGATATGTTAAATATAGGAGGGTGTCAGAGGTTTAAAAAACACCCCCCTACATCATAAAAATTTAGCCTCCTACCCACTAAAAAGAAAGGACCCTCCCTATATGAACACCCCCAAGGATAGACCGGACCGGAGTGGGCCTCACAGAGTTGCTTTTGAAAAGAATAAAAATATTATTCTCAAAACAAAAAATACTTGTGGGATTTGTGGACTCCCCGTCGACAAATCATTGAAGTACCCACATCCTCTGTCTCCGGTCATTGACCACGTTATTCCAATCAATCGCAACGGTCATCCGTCAGACATTCGTAACTTACAGCTTGCCCACTGGCAATGCAACAGACAGAAGTCTGACAAGCTTTACGCTGATGATAGATCAGCTAATGCTACTGTTGTAGGTAACAGGAACTTGCCACAGTCCAGGGATTGGACTAGGTATAGAGCTTGAAGTCTTAATGAAAGAATTAAAAATTTTTTATAAAAAAGAAAAATAAAAAAATATTTAAAACTCGAAAAAATAACAGATATGTGTAGAAGTAAGTCCTAGCTGATGATAGGGGGGTATCCCCCTCCCTTTAGGCGCTCAAGAGCTTCACGCCGTAACTGTACATTTTTTCTCGCGCCAAATCATCAAAATGAAAGGAGAGCGGTTTGGAATTGAGAGGTATTGATTATCTTAGGAGGAAGTTGAATCTCTATCAGAGTAGAGTCAATCTGAGATACAAGCATTATGCAATGCAACACTATGAAGCACCTACAGGAATCACAATTCCTGCGCATATCAGGGCGAAGTACCAAGCTGTCCTTGGTTGGGCTGCAAAGGGAGTTGATAGTCTTGCAGATCGTTTGATTTTCAGGGCATTTGCTAATGATGATTTTAATGTTACAGAAATCTTTAATCGGAACAATCCTGATATCTTCTTTGATAGTGCTATTTTAGCTGCGCTGATTGGTTCGTGTAGTTTCGTCTACATTTCGAAGGGTGAAGATGATGAGGTGAGGTTACAAGTCATTGAATCAAGCAATGCGACGGGTGTCATTGATCCTATAACAGGGTTGCTTGTGGAAGGTTATGCGGTGTTGGCTCGTGATGATTACAATCGTCCAACGCTTGAAGCTTACTTTGAGCCAAATGCTACTCACTTCATTCCGAAAGATGGGGAGCCTTACTCGGTTACGAATGAAACGGGTATTCCTTTGCTAGTTCCGGTCATTCATCGTCCGGATGCGGTTCGTCCTTTTGGTCGGTCTCGTATTACTAGGGCAGGGATGTATTATCAAAAATACGCTAAGCGTACTTTGGAACGGGCGGATATAACTGCTGAGTTCTACTCATGGCCGCAGAAATACATTCTTGGGCTTGATCCTGATGCAGAACCTATGGAGAAATGGAAAGCTACTGTATCAAGTTTGTTGACGATTTCCTCTAGTGACAAAGGAGAGAAGCCGAGCGTTGGGCAATTTACTACCGCTAGCATGTCACCTTTCACAGAACAGCTCAGAACAGCAGCTGCTGGATTTGCTGGTGAAATGGGCTTGACATTGGATGACCTTGGCTTCGTTTCAGATAATCCATCATCTGTGGAAGCTATCAAGGCTAGCCATGAGAATCTTCGTCTTGCTGGTCGAAAGGCTCAGCGCTCATTAGGTGCTGGATTGCTAAATGTCGCTTATGTTGCAGCTTGTTTGCGTGATGAGTTTCGCTATACTAGGAGCCAATTTGTGAGAACCACTGTTAAGTGGGAACCATTGTTTGAAGCAGATGCGAATACAATGACCATGATTGGTGATGGTGTTGTGAAACTAAATCAGGCATTACCTGGTTACATCAATGCGGAGACAATTCGAGACCTTACTGGTATCGCTGGAGACATGTCAGCTAAACCAGTGGTGAGCGAGGGTGGTTCAAATGGAGAATGATGTTTTACCGGGTATCTTGCAAGATGTTCAAGAGAGGTTTGAACGAGATTTTGGCAAGAGTGAGATCGTCAGAAATGCTTTTGCTACGTTAAAAGCAAAAAAAGCCACTTACAAAACTGCAAATGAGTTTGCGATTGAAGTTGGTGAAATTCTCTCTAAGGCTCTAGGAGTGTCTCTGAGCGCTGATAAACTACCAGACGGAAAAATGTATTACAATATTGCTCAGCGTTTACTGACGGACGTGCTAGGACGAAATCACGAGCTTGTGAGTGGTTATGCTAGCGATGTTCAGAAGAATTTGAACGATGAAGCAAAAATTGGTCTGAAAGTTAAAGTTCCTGAATTAAATCTGAATCGAATAGCTGGCATTGTCAATCGCTTTTCGTCTGAGGATAATTTTGAGGATGTCAGTTGGTTGCTCGGTGAACCTATTGTGAACTTCACTCAATCAATCATTGATGATAGCATTCGTAAGAATGCGGAGTTTCATGCTAAAATGGGCTTTGTGCCGACGATCAGTAGACACTCTACTAGACGTTGTTGTAAATGGTGCGATAGCTTAGTAGGGAATTACATATATGGTGAGGAACCAGCGAATTTCTACAGAAGGCATCAGCATTGTACTTGTGTAATTGACTATCATCCTAAAAAGGGTAAGGTTCAAAATTCTTGGACTAAAAAAATCAGAAATGAGAGTTCCGATGAGTTAGAAAAGCGTAAGAGAATAAATATTGATGTGCGTGATAATAATCGAAAAGTAGACATCAAGGAGTACAAAGAAGTGGTGGATACACTCGGTGTTGAAAAATCCCCCATTTCTCTAGCGAAATTTCAGGATTTGAAGTATAATGGTGGTGAGGAATATGAGCAACTGAAAGATAAAGTATTTATTTATCAGAAAATCCAAACTGGAGAATGGGGTAAAAAAATAAACCCTGAGAAGCAGTTGCCACATATGGAATCAACACATAAAACAGGAAAATCATATATCTATGATTCAGTTGATGTTCAAGAATTGTTTGATAAACATTATGGAACTGGACGCATTGAGCTTGATAGACGTGGAAGAAGAACGAACAAAGAGATAATAGAATTAGGTTACCCAATCGGAATCAATGGGGCAGATGGCTCAGAAGTGACGTCTATTAAAATTCATCATTCTGAGAAGAGAACCCACATTGTACCTAAGAAAGGAGATCAGTAATGAACTTAAAACAATATTTGGGAAAAGATATTAGAGTTACTTTTGTTGATGATCAAATCCTCGAAGGTCACTGTAATACTTATACGGGAAGACTTGATACCGAAGATGAACTGTATGACGAAATTACAATAGCAACGGATAAACACCCATATATTGGGTTTAATGAATCTGAAATTAAGTCAATAGAAATTATCTAGCACTCGAAAGGGTGCTTTTATTATGCTTATAAAGGAGTAACAATGGGAAACACAATTGATTTTTCAGAGAAAAAGTCTAGTCTGGAGCGTGGTGCTTCCGTGAAAGAAATTTTGGAGGAAAATCTTGAGACTAGTCATGACTATACTTCGGTATTAGTGGTTTCTTTGGATAAAGATGGTGAGATACATCTTGGCTATAGCTGGGAAAGTAGTTTGCAGGCGTTGGGAATGCTCGATGTTGCTAAAAACTATATTTTGAATGTAATCAATTAAACCATCCCAGCGACAGGGTTATCATGCGATGACGATTGAAAGGAAAATAGAATGGCGAGGAAGAAGAAACTTGGCAATCAGAATCCTACTCAATCGGTGATTTTAAAATACGTCAAGAAAAATTCAAAAGCTAAAGAAGCGATTGAACTTTACGAGCGGACTGGTCTTTCTTGCTATGCTTGGCAGAAGAATCTATTGCTACCTTTGATGGCTATTGATAAAAATGGTCTTTGGGTGCATCAGAAGTTTGGCTACTCTATTCCTCGTCGTAACGGAAAATCTGAAATCCTTTATATTCTAGAAATTTGGGGTTTGCATAAGGGATTGAATATCCTGCACACGGCTCACCGGATTTCTACATCTCATTCCTCTTTCGAAAAGGTCAAACGATACCTTGAAAAAATGGGGTATGTGGATGGTGAGGATTTTAATTCCATTAGGGCAAAGGGGCAGGAGCGGATTGAACTTTATTCAACAGGTGGTGTTATCCAATTCCGTACTAGGACATCAAATGGTGGTCTGGGTGAAGGATTTGACATGCTGATCATTGACGAGGCCCAGGAGTACACGACCGAGCAAGAATCTGCTTTGAAATACACGGTTACGGATAGTGAGAACCCTATCACAATCATGTGTGGGACCCCTCCAACACCTGTATCAAGCGGGACGGTCTTTACGAAGTATCGTGAGACTTGTCTCTTTGGAAAAGGAAAGTATTCTGGCTGGGCTGAGTGGTCGGTTTCTGATG